AAAGTGAAAATGATCTATACAAAAATGTTCATACAGGACAACTAACTTATTTTTATACTAATCTTCAAAAGTTTAAAAGCCAAACAGGTGTTATTGATTTTGATGATATGTTATTAAAAGCTTTATACCCCACAGTAGAATTTCCATCTTATAAGTTAGTACTAGTTGATGAAGTTCAAGATCTTTCAAAACTAGAATGGCAAGTTATATCTAAGGTGGCAGAAAAAACTGAGGAGTTATTTTTAGTTGGTGATGATGATCAAGCTATATATGGATGGAAAGGATCTGACGTAAAAATTTTTCAAAAATGGCCTTGTAAAAAAGAAAACGTTACACGTTTAGAAACATCTTATAGGCTTCCAGGAAAGATATATGATTTTGCTTTAAGTATAAGAGATGAAATAAGATATAGGTTGGGTAATGAATTTACTTGTCATAAAAGAATACACCCAGAAAATAAAGACGAAGGACATATCTCCTATATAAATGGTTTAGATGAAATAGAAGGTTTAGATGAAGAATCTGAAATAATTCTTTGTGCAAGAGCTAATACTCTTCTTAGACCTTATGCTGAATTTTTAAAAGAAAATAATTTAATATGGTTAGAAAAATCACAGAGTCTGGATGATAGAGGTAAGTTTAAAAGTTCTTTCCCAGATAATTGTAAAAAAGTAATAGAATATTGGAATACTTTGCAAGAAGGGGGTTCAATACAAGGGAAACATTATATCAGTATGGTAAAAAATATAAACAAAGATTTTATATCTGATCGTAAAAAAACTGCACTTATAAATAAAGACACATCTTTTCCAGAACTGTATACTGAGGAGCTTTTTTCTTACGAACAATTAAAAGAAAAATATTATCTCAATGCTCCTTTAGAAGAAATGTGGTATGAGATTTTTTATTTTGATACAACAAGAGTTCAATCAGCTAAAAAACCTAAAGCTATATTTAAAGATAGAGAAGATTTCAACGATTATCTAAAAAATTGTTGGGAGAAAAATAAAAATTTAACGACTAACATTACATTATCAACAATTCATGGGGTGAAAGGAAGAGAAGCTGACAAAGTAGTCTTAGCTGTTGAGTGGGGTTTTTCATTAAATGCATATAATAAAGGAAATCAACAAGACGAAGACGAGGAAATTAGGGCTTGTTATGTAGGTGTTACTAGAGCTAAAAAAGAACTGTATTTATTTGAACCTCCAGGACAATATAAACATCCTTTTCCATTATTACAAACTTACTTAGGAGAAAAATATGACGGATAAAAATATGTTAGAGGAAGCTTTTCCTCAAGACAAACAAATTGGAGGGTCTCACTACAAAGACTTTTACATTCAACCATACGAATTTATTTCTAAAAATAATCTTTCGTTCTTTCAGGGCAACGTTGTGAAATATGTTTGTAGATATTTATACAAAAATGGTGTAGAAGATTTAGAGAAGATCAAACACTATTGTGATCTAGAAATTAAAAAGATGAAAGATACAAAATGATACAAAAACCTTTATTCACTGCACAGACAGAATGGTTTCCACCAGATGATTTTCCAGATTTATCTAAGTATGATGAGATAGCTATCGACTTAGAAACTAAGGACCCAGATTTAAAAACAAAAGGTTCTTCATCAATGAGAGGACAAGGAGATGTAGTTGGTATTGCAGTAGCTGTTAGAGATTGGTCAGGCTATTATCCTATCGCACATGAATCAGGTCCCAACATGGAAAGAAAAAAAGTTCTTGGTTGGTTTCAAGATGTACTTAAAACAAAAGCAGATAAAGTATTTCACAATGCTATCTATGATATGTGTTGGATTCACAGACTAGGGCTCACGGTTCACGGAACAGTTGTTGATACAATGGTTATGACTTCTTTAGTTGATGAAAACAGATTTAGATATGACTTAAACTCTGTAGCACAACACTATACAGGTATGGGTAAAAATGAATCTGCATTACAAGAAGCAGCAAAAGATTGGGGTGTTGATCCTAAAGCAGAGATGTACAAACTTCCTGCTATGTATGTAGGTGAGTATGCTGAAAGAGATGCAGAAGTAACTTTAGCTTTGTGGCAAGAACTTAAAAAAGAAATTGAACATCAAGACTTACAATCGATTGTTGAATTAGAACAAAAAGTTTTTCCTTGTATACTTGATATGAAAATAAAAGGTGTGAGAGTTAGTGAATCACAGGTTGATCAACTAGATCACCAATTAAAATTGTCTTATGATAAATATATAAAAAGAATACATGACGACACAGGTATATATCCTGAAGTTTGGGCTGCAAAAAGTATTGAACTTGTATGTAACAAACTAGGTATTGATGACTTTGATAGAACAGAGAAGACACAGAAACCTTCTTTTACAAAAAACTATTTAAAGAATCACAAACATCCAGTGCTTCGAGCTATCGCAAGTGCAAGAGAACTTGATAAACTAAAGAATACTTTCTTAGAGTCTATTAAGAATTATGTTTATAATGGTAGAATACATGCAGATATACATCAGTTAAAAGGAGACTTTGGAGGAACCATAACCGGCAGGTTATCTTACTCAAACCCTAACCTACAACAATTACCTAACTATAGTAATATTGGTAAGGGTATTAGGTCTATATTTATGCCCGAAGAAGGCCATAGATGGGGTTGTTTTGACTATTCTCAGCAAGAGCCTAGGCTGGTAGTGCATTATGCTTTAGCAACGCTAGGAACCACTGGGGTTCAATCTATTGCAGATAAGTATGATGAAGCAGGGGAAAACCCATATGATCTAGATATTCAAAAAGCAGCAGACTTTCATAGTATGGTAGCTGAAATAGCAGACATACCTAGATCACAAGCTAAAACAATTAATCTTGGTTTGTTTTATGGTATGGGTAAAGCTAAACTACAAGCACAACTAGGTGTAACTGATCAAGTAGCTAAAAATCTTTTAGCAGTCTATCATAGTAAAGTTCCTTTTGTAAAACAATTGATTCATCACACAATGGACCGTGCTCAACAAAGAGGTTGGATTAGAACTATACTAGGTAGAAAATGTAGATTTAATATGTGGGAGCCAGCAACGTTCGGGATGCACAAACCACAAACATTTGATGATGCGTGCATGGAACACGGATCACGGAACATTAAAAGAGCATTTACATACAAGGCATTGAATAAATTAATTCAGGGTAGTGCGGCCGATATGACCAAGCAAGCTATGATAAATTTAAGAGAAGCTGGTATTACTCCAATGATTCAAATACATGATGAGTTAAATGTATCCTATGAAAATGAACAAGGAGCTGATAAGGTAAAAGAAATAATGGAACAAGCTGTTCCATTAAAGGTGCCCAACAAAGTTGATTTTGAAGATGGCGAATGTTGGGGTGATATTGTAAACAACAGGGAGGAAGAAGAAGACAAGGACTTCTTTTAATATGAATGGCTTATTTAAATGCAAACATACCACCTACTTATGCACAAATAAGAAAAGAGTATCTTTATGATCTTAAAAAACATCATGGAGAAGTTGCTGACTGTATTATCTTTGGTCTTAGCGCTCTTACAGGTCGTGCTATATTATTTCATGCTATTATGGAAAACGGTGCAATATTTTATCGCTTACCAATTAGCGCGTTTATTCAACAGGGATTTGAACCATCCGGAGTGCCCACAAGACGACTTGATGAACTACAGCTCTGGAATTGTTTTTCTTATTATCCTTCTGTCCATCGTTGGGATATTTTAGACGGACAAGCCGGTAAGTATATCGGAAAAGATAAAAAATGGCACGCAGGAAAATATTTATTTACCGTTGACTTTGCACATCCAGACAGTAATATACTTGACACTGATCATTCAGAGATTCCGCACGAACACAAGTGCGCTCACATAATTGCCCTAGATGATGGTAATTATGCAGCACAACCTAACAATAGATGTATATGGGACATACCTTCTTTCACTATGAAAGATGATATACCTAATTGGAAAGTACAAACTTCTGAATGGAATGTTGAAGATAGTAGAGCTTGGCGTACAGAAGATACTGACAAGTTCTTCTATGAAATAGAGGAGAAAAAAAATGATTAATAAAATGAAAAGTAAAGCTATGCATTACTGGTCAGACCACAAGATTGAATGTCTTGTAGTTGTTGTTCTTGTTATAGCTTACATAGTTAAGTAATGAATTTAGCAGACTTGTTAAAGAAAAATATAGTAATGGTTCCAGTCGTGGCTTCGGTTTTGGTTGGAACTTTTACTGGTGTTAGATATATTGTAAATCTTACAGACACAATTAATTCTAATCAACAAGAGATAGTAGATTTAAAAAGAGATTTAAAAGTTGCTAGAGATAAAATTACAGATCAAAACACAAGATTAACTTCTGCAGAATCTACGTGGCAGATGGCAGAAAATTTATATAGACAATTAGCAGACCAAGTTAGAGAACACAGTTACGATATAAAAGATTTAAATAGGTAGTCACATGGAGATAGCCAGGATGAATTATTATTTTACAGGTATATTAATTGTGTTGATGACCCTATTAGCTCTTTGTGTTAAACCTGCACATTCTAGAAACGAATATCTTAACGAGTATGGTGTAAGATGTGGTGAAATGGAATTTAGAGTTGATCAATATAAAAGAGATCAAGATTATCGAGCATCAAATTCTAATGACTACGATGATGATTCTAAAAATTTTAGTATGACTTACAGGAAGTATTTAGGCACAGACTGTAAAACTATGAAAGAAAACATATCAATTAAACAACAATTAGAATTAATGAAGATGTGTGGTAGAGTTAACAGCAACCCAAGTCTTGCATACAACGAAAATTTTAGATTATTAGTATCTAAATGTAGAGGTGTGGATCCTGCAAGAGATATTACTAGACCTGAAGATAGTAAAAGTCTTTGGGATGATATGAAAGATGACTATAAAAAAGAGAACCCAGAGATCGATTTAATGGGAGATAAGTTCATAAAATCCAGCAAAAAGAAGCTAAAAATACCGAAATACTTGACAGATGAGAAAATCGTATTACCATTACCAAAACCAAAAGTTGGTATTGATAATGAAGCTTGGGATAAATTAGATAATGAGTAATAAACCTTTAAACATATCAGAATCTGCAGCTGTACAGATGCCTATGAAAACCGTAGCATCGTTGATCATACTGGTCGCAATGGGTGTATTTGCATATACGGAGTTGACTTCGAGGTTAGTATCGTTAGAGACATCAAGAGAATTAATGAGTGCAGATTTACTTAAAAAATCTGAACAGGTCCCTGTGGACCAGGAGCAGCTAATGTTGTTGGAAGATTTATATAAGACCACCGAGAAGATTGAAACACGGATCGAAGACATGATGCACAACAAAGTAAATATACAATTTTTACAAAAACAAATGGAAAAATCATTAGAAGATATAGAAATTTTAAAAGATAAGGTAAGACAGAATGGAAAGAGTTACTAGAAAAGTTGTACAATACCTAGAAGACATGGAAAAGAAAGCTAAACAAATGAGCTTTACTAAAAATTTAAAAAAAGAAGTAGAAACTGGCAAGCATGGTACACAAAAATATGTTATTAAGCAAGGTGAAAACAAAGGTAAGACGGTATGACAGAGTTGATTGTAGCTTTACTTATGATTGTACACGGAGAGAT